TTGACCGCCGCACGGGTCTCCACATCGGGCGCAATGCCGCGGATATAGCACTCAAATGCGCGGGTCTCCACTTCCTCCTGGGAACGCTGCTCCGTGCCGCCGGCAGGCTTGTCGACCTTCTTCTGAGAAGCTTCCACGACGCCCGCGGCCCCGAGGGTATCCTCGATGGAACGCAGTTCCTGCATGATGGAAGCATACTCGCCCTGCTCGGCCTCGTTGAACGAGCGGGTCTCGGTCTGGCAGGTCTGCACCATGCCTTCCAGCTTGGTGATCAGCTCCGTCTGGCGCTCTTTATACTTCTTGACGTTGATAGGGATCATTCTCTCATTCTCCTTTTCATCTTGTAGATTTCTACGGTTTTAGAGGCGACGAACATCATGGATTCGTCACTTCCGGTGATGGTGTGGGTCTCTTCTTCAACCTTGCGCTCGGTCTGTCTGGCGTAATCGACGCCCTCATCGCCAACCATTACGTCGACGCGGTACTCCACGAGGATCTCATCCTCACCGCGCGTTTCGATGCTCGTGGCAATGTACGCGGGTGTCTTATCGAGAATGGAGACCTCTCGCAATTCGAGCTCATGGAGCGTGCGGTGGCGCATACCGTTGTCATCCGTGCTCCAGCTATCCTGCTTCTTGACGAAGCCAAAGGACCAGCCGCGCAGCTCCTGCTTCTCGGCCGCCGCAACAACTGCCGGATCTGTGACCGACGGCGCGACCGCGCGCAGACCAATGTTGTCCTCGCGCAGCTCAACGGACTTGTCCTCTGTGGAGCCGAGGATCGTCCTGTGATTGAACCGCAGTTCGATCGGGCCTCCGGCCGCAATGGCTTTGGCAAAAGCGCCCGCCGCGATCTTTTCGATATACGGGCCGCTGCGGTCATGCAGTACGCGCGATTCGCGCTCGACGACATTGACATAGCCGCTTACGCACACGCTCTTTTTTCCTGCTTTGTCAGCTCTGATTTCTACCTGCAAATTGCTTCCCTCCTTTCTCGATACTGGCCCATTCCTTGGTGTTCGGTGTATAGATCATCTTGGTATCGGGATCGTAGATCACGGTATCCAAGCCAAGGCGGATAAATTTAAGCCCTAGCGGATTGCGGCCTTCGTCATAGCGCACCTCATCGAGCTGCAGCCAGCCGTTTCGGACAGCGATCTCGTAGGCCTGATAGCGCGCAAGCATATCCGTTCCATCGAGGGCGTCCATATCGATCTCAAAGGCAAGCGTGCCCTTCTCGTTCTCCAGCAGGCAGAAACGGTTGAGCGCCGTCTGCAGCGCTATCACGACCGGCTTAATCGCGAAGCGCACGGTGTTCTTCAGATCTTCAGCCGACGCGCCGCCCTCAAAGATAGACGGCGCGATGCCGAAGAGGTGATAGATCTCACGAGCGTTGGTGTTTTTGTTCTCGTTGAGCTGGCTGTCCACCGCCGTCTGGCCGGCATCCTGAAACTCAATGCCGTCGTTGAGCACGGCGACGGTCTCATCGCTGTCGCTGCTGTAGAGCATCCTCCAACCCTTCCGAAGCTCATCGACCGCGCTCTGCGTCAGCTTTCTTCCCGAAGCGGCCTTTAGGAAGCCTTTCTTTGCGCCGGTACGCACCATGCGGTTCTCATACTTCAGCGCATTGAGCATCAGCTCCAGCTGCATCGGATTTTCTGTGACGAGACCGGTGCCGGTCGCGCCGTCCTTCGTGTTGCGCAACAGCCGGAATATCTCATACGCACGGTACTGCCCGCCGCCGATCAGGAAATGCGCCGACTTGAAGATCGGATCGGTGCCCACCTCGATGCCGACCTGGATCGGATCGACATAGAACAGCCCCTCGATCCGGTTTTTGACCCATGCGACGTAGGTGTAGCCATTCCCCGCGAGCAGATAGTCGCGGATTAGCGTGCATTTCCAGGAAAAGGCGTCAAGAAGATCTCCCGTCTCCTGATTGAGCAGCCCCAGACGGTAATCGTCGGTCACTTCCGTCGATTTCCCACCTTCCGTGCGGTAAAGCCGGATCGGCAGCGAAGCGATCGTCCCCGCGACAAAATTGACACTGCCGCTGACCGCCGGAATATTCAAAATGCTCGCTACCGTCACGGCGCTGCCGCCCAGAGCGGCCCGCAGCGAGATGTCCAGATTCTTATCATCGAATGCCTGCTCGCTGCGGATCTCGATTGTTCGGCCGAAAAGCCTCATTTTGTCACCTCGTACTTCATCAAATCACGATCGCGCCCCACTCAAGAGCCTCTCCGAAGAGCGCATTCTGCTGCAGCATGTGGACGGCGTTGATCAGCGCCACCACCATGTCCACCTTTCCCGCCGAGCGCTTTTTGTTCACATACCGGTTGAGGTTGGTATCGAAGGTGCAGCGGGCATTTTCAAAGTTGATCTCCAGCAGATCGTTGGCCTCATAGGCAAATTTGCCGTCCGTGATCATCTCCGAGAGCCATTTCGTCGCCGGATGCAGCACGCTGGAGTGCTGCTTCACCTCGCACACCGTATAACCGGCGCTCGCCGGGTGAAATTCGTTTGCTTCACGGCCGTTTTCCCATTTCTGGGCAGAAGATAGGCAATTCATGCGGTCGAAGCCGAGCCCCATGACTGTGACGCCGTATTTCGCCTCGATGTTAAAGACGAAATCCTCGACCACGGCGTAGTCGATCGTCCGGTCGCCGCAGGGAATACACTTCATAGCGCGGATAAACTGCCGGTAGTCGATCTTTTCGGCGCGGCTCTTCTCCTCGATACGCCCTTCCGGGACGAATGCGACGACATCAGCGAGGATTTTTTCACTTTCCCCGTCATAGGCTGCCATCGCAACAGAGGTGTTGTCGTTCGTCATGGACAGGTCGACGCCAAGATAGACTTCGCGGCCGGTCCAGTCAATGTGCTCGACCTTGCAGGCCTGCACATCCGCCACAGGGATATACGTCTCCGTACCGATGCCTTGGTAGATGATATTACAATGCTTGCAGAGGAAGTTTTCGCGCCGACCCTCGACCTCGATGGCAGCTTGGCGCTTCTGCTTCAGGTCCTCCATGATCTCCGGTACTTCCAGAGCAAGAGGATTTCCGTGCATCAGGATCAGATCGTCGCTCATCCAGTTCGTCGGATCGTCCGGCTCATAGAGCAGCGCGAAGACCGTCTCGTCGTCAATGATGCTGTCGAGGATCTTTTTGGCATAGCCGATCTCATCCTCAAAGGGATTCTTGGTCTTCGGATACTTCGTGGAGATCACGCAGCCGAGCTTGTTGAGGATCGTCAGCTGACCGGAGCGCATAGCCTCCAGCGCGTATGCATTCGGCAGCGCGCCAACCTCGTCGGCAAGGAACACGCTCGGAAGCTTACCGTCAAGGCGGCTCGTCGAGTAATTAAGCGGAAAATATGTATTTTCCTGCACGTTGCAGACGATAGAATCGCGCAGGATCTTGAACTTGTCTTTGCCCTTCAGCTTCCCCATCAGCGCCGGCGAGCTGCGGATGATCTCTTCGATGGCTGTTTTTACCTCACGGGAAAGCGAACCATCCGGCGCAACGGAATAGAACTTGGAAAACTTCGGCTCTGTGAGAAGCAGAAGGATAAACAGCACCGCCACAAGGAAGGTCTTACCGTTCTTTCGGCAGATTTCCAGGATGGCCGTCTGATACCGGCGCTTTGCGCGGTTGCTGCGGTACACGGTACAGAGCACCGCCACGATGAACAGCCATTGGAAGCCGGCGAGCGCCTCCGCCACCGTCTGATAGGCTTTCAGGCCCTTCGGCATCACCAACAGCCTCAGCAGACGCATGATCTGATCGAGCTTATCTTCGTCGATGATGTGCTTCCGACTCTTACCGTTGGCGACCTGGATAAACTCGGCGCATTGCAAGATCACATATTTCGGAGCCTTCACCTCGCCTTTGAGCACCTTCTGCGCATACCGGTAGGCCGGGTGTGCTTTGATCACTTATCGGCGCCCCTGTTCATGGCAGTTGCGAGCGGATCATCGGCGTCGGCTTTTCCCTGCGCCGCCATCAGACCCATCTTGGCCCGTGCCGCGGGAGAAAGGCACAGCTCCGCGCAGCAGCGCAGATAGCTCTTTTCGTAGCGCTCACGGCTGGCCATGAAATTGGCGCTCGCCATCAGCTCCGGCTTGCCGTTGATCATGTCGTCCATGCACTCCTTGCGCTCGATGCTGATGGCGAGGTTCGTGAGCATATAGACGTCGCCGGCGTTGAGGATCTTCGTCGGCTTCAGCAGGGCGAAGACTTCGCGGAAGATCTGCCGCTGCCGGTCGTTGAGATATTCAGGAGGCTCCAGCGTATCCACGGCGTCGCCGCGCAGCTGCTCCTCCGCATCAAGGCGGGCAGCCTTCTCAGCTTTGGTCTGGTGGCCGCTTTTCACGGCTGCACTCTTCGCTTTTGGCATCGCTGTCTCCTCTCTTGGAATTTCGTTGCAGGAAAGTGGTGTGCCGCGAGGACTGCTGTTCGGTCGAGGCGAAGGCCTCCTCGTCAGGTCGGGCCCCACCGGGGGGATGTCACAGCAAGCTCGTGCAGGTACTCGCGCGGTATCTTGCCGTCGTCAGCCATCTTGTGGTGCCAAGGACATGCGGTGATAAGGTTCTCATCATCCAGCCTGCGATCAAAGCACTCGACCAACGGCTCGATGTGATGCACCGACAGTCTCACGCGAACGGCCGAATAAAGTCTACCGTCATAGCGGCCATATTTGCCGTCGTTGCAGATCCGGCACAGGTGGAAATCACGCTGCAATATCGCAGACTGCTTTGTCTTCCACGCATAGCTCCTACGGAATTTATCCGCCTGACTCTGCCTCGGTCGGTCGTATCTCGGCTTCTTGGGGCAAACATATCCGACAGGATGCGACCCGCCGCAATATGGACATGATCTCAGCATCGCTTACTTGGCGTTAAGGGTATAGCGCACATCTCGGTGATACCAGCGCTCGTAGTAGCGGCGCGTCAACATTTCCAGTTCCTTTGACTGCCGCCGCATCGTTTGCAGATCCACGATCCGCTCCTTCAGCTCACGAATCTCTACCGGGTCTTTGCTCTCCCTCGTTCGAGCCCGAAGCTCATTGATTCGCTTGCGAAAGATCTCTGCATCATGTCGGTACATAGCCGACATCTGGTATAGCGTCATGGCAGACCGCCCTTTCGTAAAGAAAAGGCCGAGAAGCTCTTCCCCCAGAGAGCTCCTCGGCCACCCACCGCGTCCATCTGTCATTTCGCAGTGAGCCGTGGAGAAAAAACCGCTCCCCTATACTCAGCATAACACTGCTTTTGAGCCCGATGTCGCCAGTCTGGTAACACCCTAAAAAATTATTTTCGTCCGATAAGGTTGTCGATGGACGTGTCGAAGAAGTCCGCAAGCACGATAAGGTTTTCTATCGTTGGGAATCTTTCCCCACGCTCATACCTCGCTATCGCACTTCTGGTCAGGCCGCACAGATCCGCCAGCATCTGCCGTGAGAGGCGACGCCGTTCTCTCATTAACTGCAATTTTTGCGGAAAGTATCTCTCTGGCGATTGACTGCTCATTTTCGCTCTCCTTCAATCTCGTTACTTCCCGGTTCAGTTCTGTGATAGCCTTCTTTATACGGATCTGGTTGCGGACCCACAACAGCGCGGCAATAATCCATAACGCGGCTGCCGAGTATTGCATCATTTCAAGCATCATTTTGAATGTTTTCCCTTTCCCTCAAAAGTTGCAAATTTATTTTGCCTCAGAGTGGTTTTTTACCGTAGGTGTCTATAGCTTAGGTAATAAACGGTGCGCGTCGGAATGAAAAAACGCAGTATTCCCAGTCGTTTGAGGTGCGTTGCGGAGTATCCGATTTTTGCCCCTCAAAATGGCCCTAAAATCGGATATACGCAAGGGCCTAAAATAGTTGCGTTTTTCCTTTCCTGAGAGGCGTCAAAACCCTCTCGCGCCGCTGCCGGTGCGCTCGGATTTTGACGCCCATCTGATGGGTGGGCATAGTAGTCAGACGATGCACAAAAAATTGCCGTTTTTTCGTCGCTCAAAGCCTTGATATTACTGGCTTTTACACCCGGCAGGTCATGTGCAGCGCCTCAAGCCGAAAAACAGGCCGTTTTTGGGTACTCATCTGCCGGGTGTCAGCCGGCATAATCGAAGCACTCCAACCCGACAGAGATCTCGCTCTCGGCTTCCTCGCGGGTGATGGTACAATCCGTGCCGATCATAGACGCGCCCCTCTCGCGCAGTATCCGCTGCACTCATAGATCGGCTTTTTTTGCCTGCGAAGATCTCCGCATTTGAGGCAAGAACCATTCTCGCAGCGCAGGCAGTTATCTGTTCCGCGCCACCTGCAGTAGTTACACAGGCAGGCATCGCATGGGCTTTCCTTTCTCATCCCTCCACCTCCTCCGCGCCGCCGCGCTTCATGGCGGCGGAGATATCATTCAGGATCGCTTCGCGCTCAATATATTCGGGCATCTTATTTTCCTCCTCTTATCCACGCCGCGTCAGCTATTGCGAACAGCGCCCACACGATCAGGTATTCTGTTTCGGGGCTTATCCCGTTCTCAAGCATATTGATGGCCCCCAGCAGCAACAGCAAGCTCATTGCGTCGCCTCCATCGCCTTCTCAAAGCACTCCTCGCACCACGGCTCGCCGTCGACCAAACAGCAGACCTCTTTAACCCTCCCACATCGGGAGCATACACGCATGATTTCCGGATTTTCGCTCATCAGAAGTCCCCTCATCAAAAGCCCCATGGTCTCTGGATCGAGATCCGCAAACTCATCACCATCGATGCCGACAATGAGAATCGGACCGACGAAATCGACACCAAGGAAACGGCAGTTATATGGCAGCCCCCTCAGGCGGCCCTCCTCGTTGCAGATGACGGTGGCGTTTGTGGCAAATGTGCAAGACTCTATATAGCCGCCAACGCTTTCCTGTAGTTCCTCAAGGGTATTGGGTATATCGCGAATCTCCGGCTTGCCGCCGGGCGCTTTGTAGATTACTCGCATTTTATTGCACCTCACTTTTTCCGTTTACGCGACTTCACGAACGCCTTGCCGCAGGTCTGGTACTGGTTGATGCCAGGCCTGTATTCCACGGCTACCGGCGCACCGCAGACCACGCAGGTAAGGTCGAAGCCCCATTCGGTCTCATTGGTCATATACCGTGATCTCTTCCCACACTCACAGTTGGCATACACTGGCGTCATGTTGTTCGCGAGAGCTGTATCCGTGCCGCAGTCGTAGCAGTGGTACACGCTCATGGGCTTCTTCGCGCAGAAGGTCTTGGTAGCGCCGCAGCCGGAGCACTTGAGATGCAGAAAGCCGCCGTACTCCACCTGCTCTGGTTCGCGCTGAGGCGAAGGCTCCGGCTCTGGTGCTGGTATTGCCTCTGCCGAAAGAGGCTTGACAGGCTCGGTCGCGGCTTCCATTTCCGGCTGCTCCGGTACCTTCAGTTCGCTCACGAAGTCATGGATGCGCCTGCGGAGTTCTTCTGCACACGGGCGGCAAAGATCGAAGCCCTCGCAGCTCTCGAGCGCATCCGGAGCGATCTCCGTGCTGCAGCGGTCACAATAGGTCATTTCAACCGTCTTTTTCATGATGTTATTCTCCTCTTCGTTTCCTTCTTCCGTAGTGCCGCTTTGCTGATCACATCGCAGACGAGCAGTCCGGCGACAGTCAGCTCCTTATCCGGCTGGATCAGATGGTTTTGGTTTAGCCGGGCCATCTGAGCATCGGTGATGAGCAGTAGGTTATCCAACGTGATATTGGTCTTGTCACCGTCCGCAAAAATCAACTTGTGTCCCTTCGGAATAGGACCGTTTACGGCTTCCCAGATCAGCCGATGCTTCGGAGCAAAGTTGTCATTGCAGAGCGGACTGCTTGGCCGCATCTTGACCTTCACCTCGACATAGCCGTCCTTGTTGATTCTCTCATAGCCGATCGGCTTGGTATTGTGCGGAAGGTGGCCTTTCTTAAACTGGGTCTCTGCCATGCGGCCGACCGTCGGCGGATGCTTGCCTTTATTGGCAGGGACATGACCTTTCTCAAAGCAGCCGGTGAGACTGCTTTTAAGGTGGTGATTGCTGTAATAGCCATTGAGCTGCGAAGCAGTATAGCCGGTACCAAATTCCTTGTTCAGCTTATCTGCCATCTCAGTCGGACCGATGCCAACATGGTTGACCATGATGTATCGCACAATCGGCTCTGGAAATGTCTTTGAGAAGTAAGTCCCTCGCTCTTTCGGCAAGCCGCTCGGAAGATGATGGTTTGTCCGGTATGCCTTGACTTGTGCCTCGGTCATATAGCCATTACCGAACCGTGCGTTGATAAGCTCCGTGAGATCTCGGTCGTTCGTGCCGGAAGCGTGCTCGGCGACGAAGGTGTGCAGCTCCGGCGGATAGATACGCTTCGGCATGGCTCAATCCTCCAGCATCGCGGGAACGGTGAAGTCTGCGGACAAGCTGTTATCGGCGATGACCTTCGCTTTCAGAGCAAGCGTACCGTTTGCAATGATCTGGGACGCAACGCCCGTGATGGCCTTCGCACGGTTGATCTCCGCAGTCAGCTCTTCGCCTTGCAGGTCCTCATCGCTCAGACGCTCCAGCTCAGCAAAGAGGTGGTTGTTCAGGTCGGTCAACTTATTCTTCACGGCGCTTTGCCTCCTTCTTTTCAAGCTCGTCCAGCACCTTGTCGATGCGCTCCCAAATATCGTTCGGAACACGGTAGGCACTATTGGCGATGGACTGCAGGACATAACTGGACACGCTTTTTTTGCCGACGTAGTGGGCGAGGATGCGGTAGGCATCCGGGCCCTTACGTTCCCGGTACGCCTTCAGCCGGGCGATGATCGCCGGCTTGTTGATCTCCATTTCTTTCATCGGGGGAACTCCTTTCGAGGCCGTCAAGCACATTGACAAGCCTCATAGCATTTTCGGGGGTAGGATCTTTTCGGCAGGCGGTCTTTGCCGCCTCGGTCAATCGTATCGTCTCGGCGCGGGCAAACGCACATTTCTGTTCAAAAGCAGCGACTGCGGCCGCTTCATTCCGGGCCTTGGCGATCATCTTTTTTTCGTGAGACGCCTGCGCGCGGTCGATAATCTTCATGCGGTGAGATCGGTAGAGATGCCGGAGGGCCTGAAATGCTGCCTGGTCATAGATACTCAAGCCCGTCGGCATTTCTTCGTTATGCATGGCAGCCTGCTCATAAGGCAGGGCAAACTCAGGCATGGTATTCACCCAGTCCGAGATACCATGTGAGGATGTCCACTGCAGACTGCCAACCGTGGCAAACCACGGTGTAATTGCCCTCCAGCTTCAGACGTTCAAGCCACCAGTTCTGCGCGTCGTTTGCGCGGCCGGTCTCGTTCTTCATCTCGATGTAGAGGCTGTGATAGCCGCCGCGGGCGACAGGCAGGTGCAGATCCGGCACACCCTTTTTGACGCCCATCGCCTTATCCACAGCGACCTGTGTGGCGCCTTCCTTTGTCTCATTCTTGATGTGGTGCAGCAGAGCCAGCTCCGGATACCGCTCACGCACAGCCGGCTGTTTGGACCACTTAATGACAGCTTGCTGATGGTTAGACTCGCTTACCATTCTCGACCACCTCCACAAAGCTCACCGTCTTATTGCTCTTGATATCCTTCTCCTTTCCCTGCCGGACGGTGTAGCCGTTCCTGGCAAGGATCACGACCATCTGATCGCGGTCTTCTACTTTCGAAACATACAGCTTCATCATCGTTTCCTCTTCGGTTCGTTGAATAAACGGTTGAGTATCTGATTGGCCTCGCTCTTGCTCAGGCCAGCAGGGTCATACCCCTTGCAGCAGCGCCGGATAATCTGCAGCTGCTTTTCTGATGCCGGCATACGTCCCCATCGTTTGATAAGCGTCAGGTCCCATAGGTATCGGCAATCCAAGAAGTCTCGAATCAGACGGCAATACGCCCGATCAAGTGCTTCCTGCATACCGCAGCGAGATCCATCCGGCATATTGACCATGCCAAGGGCATCCGGACAGGGAATGACGATCTTCTGATTTCCCTTCAGGGAGCAGACGAGAGAACCATTCGGCATTTTGAAATAATTGACATCATGGGTGTTGTACTTCTGCCCCTTTGCCCAGAGATCAACGATCTCGATATTGCGAATCCAGCTCTCCGGTGCATCACTGGCGGCCTCGATCTTTGCCGGCAGGTCAAAAATATCGCCCACCACTTCATTGGCCTTGCGTACCGGCACATTGGACATATCCAGCCCGAGCAAAGAAGGTGCCGTGCAGAGCGACGAGCGGCCTGTAATGCCGACACAGTCGATCAGATTAAGCTTCTCCTTGCCAGGGTATAATCGGAGTCCGCGTCCGACCATCTGCGCATAGAGTGATTCAGACTGTGTAGGGCGGGCAATGATGACTGTCTCCACGCGGGGAATATCGGTGCCTTCGGTGAAAACCATGCAGTTGACGATGCAGGGGATCTCTCCGGCAGTAAATGCCTTGATGATGGCAGCGCGATCCTTGGTCTCGCCGGTGACCACCACGGCACCAGGTATCCGCTTTGCGATCTCCTCCGCATGGTGGACGCTGACAGCGAAGATCAGCGTTGCACCGGTGGCCAGCTCGCGATAAGCCTGCGCGATCGCGTCGGCTGTGCCTTCCATTGCTTCGTCCAGCTCACCGGGCGCGTAGTCACCCCGCTGCGTGCGGACTTGGCTCAGATCGTAACCAATATTGACGCGCCGGCAAAAGATATTGCAGAGATATCCGTGCTCGATGCCCCATCGAAGATCTCTCTGAAAGATGATCTTGGAGAACACCGTGTCCAGACGGACCTTGTCTCCGCGATTCGGGGTAGCGGTGAAACCGATCAGTTTCTCCGGCCGGAAGTGGTCGAAGATCTTCCGGTAAGTATTCGCTGCGGCATGGTGCGCCTCATCGCAGATGATCAGGCCAAATTCATCCGGTCGGAAACGGTGCAGGCGGCGCACAAGAGACTGCACTGATGCGCTGACGACCTCCTCGTCGTAGCTCTGGAGTGCCGCACGCTCGACGCCGAAGGAACAGTCGAAGTATTTACGTGGCTGCTCTACCAGCTCCTCACGGTGGGAAAGGATCAGCATACGCTTACCATGCCGCGGGAGGTTTGCAAAGGTCACCGTCTTGCCCATGCCCGTTGCCATCTGAGCAAGGTAGGCACCTGGCGGCTGTGCCTCGATGGTGTTGATGCATTCAATTTGATAATCGTGTAACTTTATGCCATTCATTTATCCTCCTAAGTGTGGCACCCGTGGCAGTGCGTGGCACCATGAGTGCCACGGCAAAAAGCCTTATGTATCGGCACTTTACGAGTACCCGTGGCACCGTGGCACTACTTTTTCGTTCTATAAGAAAAATTTTTTCGTATATACTTCTCCACGCGTTTCCGCGTACACACACGCACGCCCTATATATGCTGTATTTTTGGTGCCACGGTGCCACACCAGCCAAAAACGCAGCTGTATCGCCTGATATAAAAGGGTTTCGAGCCGTGGCACTGTAGTGCCACGTTTTCAAACGGGTGCCACGTCAGAGCGGCAGCTCGTCATTGCATTTGTCGTCGTCCATATCCACCACAGGTAGGCGGAGGCAGAAGCATTCCGTCGGAATGCCGTTGATACGCTTGCCGCGGGTATTATGCTTTCCGCGGGTCTCGATCAGCCCCTCTTGGCGGAGATATGAGACCATGGCGGCTGTAGAGTAACCGGCGTCTTGAAGGGCACGCTCAAACACAGAGCGGATTATGTACGCACGTCCATCCTCCAGCGCACCCAAAACCTCTGCGTTGGGGTTATCAGAGCGGGCGCAGAGTTTGTTGGAATTTTGGGTGACCCAGTCACACAAATACTTGTAGCCGCGATCACCGGCGGATACGGTCGCCTTAGACGCGAGAAATTCGGAGATCTCCTCCACGGTGATCGGCTGCTGAGCAGTGAACACCCATCGGCAGGCCAGCTCGTCCGCCAGCACGATCGCTGCAGCGGCCATCGCCT